CTCATGGTCCGATTCCAGAGGGCATGGTGGTGATGCACCAGTGTGACGTTCCTCCGTGCATCAACCCGCAGCACTTAACCTTGGGTACTGATGCCGACAATGTGATGGACGCCATGATCAAGGGCAGGAGTGCGGTGTACCGTAGTGGCGAGAAGCACCCCAACTGCCGGTTGTCGGCGGCGACTGTGCGGGCCATACGCAAGGCCCCAAGGGGGTACGGGACAGGCCGCGAGTTGTCTAAGAAGTACGGGGTGGCCGAGGCGACTATATCGCACATACGAAACAGGGTGAGGCGGCGTGAGGGGTGAGCCATGAAGGATGACGAGCGCAGGCTGTTGGCCGAGTTCCAGAGGCTGACCAAGGTGTGGGTGGGTGCAGGTAGCCCGTGCACCACAGAAATGCCGTACATGCGTGAACTGGTGGCCGAGCAAGGATTGAATGAGCGGCGGGCCGATTACATCTTGGAGAAGTGGACCCGCAAAGGGTGGTATGACTACGGGGTGAGTCCGTTCGCAGGGTGGCTGTCGGACGAGGGCAAGGCGGCGGTGCCGTAGAACTGACGACAGGTGGTGCGGAGTCGGGTAATCTAGCGGCAGGCTACCAAGGAGTGCCCCCATGCCTGTCCGCAAGCACAAGAGCAGCATCACGTTTGCCGAGCGCAAATTTGCTGCCGATACCAAGGTCGTCATCCAACAGACGTTGGAACTGGAAGACGAGTTCGGCGGCATGTACGACATGCACAAGACGAATGCGGCGATCATGCCGCCATTCAATCCGCTGGTCCTGAAGCGGCTGTGTCAGAAGAACAACATCCTCCAGCAGTGCATCCATGCGATGGAAACCAACATCGATGGCACTGGCTATGAGATCGCTGACGATTCGCAGGAAGGAAAGCCCAAGGGCATTGATCCCGCCACACAATTGGCCATGGCACAGGCCCATGGTGAGACCGAAGGCCCCCCGGGCAGCCCGGTGGACCCGCTGAAGCTATTGGACAAGCTGCGTGGCGTGACGCACGCGGGTACGCCCCCAGCCACGAAGCCCAACCCGTTCGGCGGCAGCACGGCAGCCCCCTCAGAGACCGCCACGGTCAATGCGGCTGCCGCAGCCGCAGGAGTGGCTGGGGCTACCAAGCCTAACCCTGTTGCCGCCGCTACCGCAGCCGCACAGGTGGAAGCGGGCAAGCCCAACGTGGTTCCCTTCGGCAAGAAGACCTCACCTGTTGATCCCAATGGCGATCCCAATCAAGCTCCTGACCCCAACGATCCGAATGCCAAGGCGCGGCAGTTACCCGGGGGCACGGACCCGGCACTGGCCGACCCCAACAGTCCCCCTCCCGTGGACCCCAATGCTGACACTCCCCAAGAAGCCGCTGAAAAGGAGATGCTAGACGCATTTTTCAAGGAGCCATTTCCCAACGAGAGCTTCATCGCCATACGCCGCAAGCTCCGTGCTGACATTGAGGCAACCGGCAATGGCTACATGGAGGTGATTCGCAACGTCGCCGGGGAGGTGGTGTTCCTGCGTCATCTTGACTCATCCACCATGCGGCTGGTGCGACTCGACAACGCAATCCCAGTGGAACGTGAGATCGACCGTGGGGGGACCAAGTTCAAGGCCACAATCTACGTGCGCGAGCGGCGCTACGTGCAGCGCGTGGGCACGCAATACCTGTACTACAAGGAGTTCGGCAGCGAACGCGAACTCGACCGCGATGATGGTGGTTGGCTCGATGACAAGGGCAGCAAGACCGGCATTCCCCCGACCGGCGCAGCGTCCCCGGGCAACAAGCCTGCGCAGACCAGTACGCCGATCCTGTCAATGAAGGCTGACACGAAGAGCAACGCGCAGAGCAAGATGGATGGTGCCAGCGTGGCCCCCGGCCCTGCCAACGCGGCCTCTGGGCAGGAGAATCGTTTCGACGCCAAGCCCACCATGAACTTTGCCAGTGAAGTCCTGCACTTCATCTGCGACAAGGATGCGACTACGCCCTACGGGGTGCCCCGTTGGATAAACAACTTGCCTGCCGTGGTAGGTTCGCGCAAGGCCGAGGAGTTCAATCTTGGGTTCTTCGATGCTGGTGGGTTGCCTCCGGCTATTGTGTTCATCCAAGGCGGCGCACTTGCATCGTCAGTCAAGGAACAGTTGCTCGCCTACCTGTCTGGGGGTCCTGAGAACAAGTACCGCGCCGCAGTCGTGGAGGCGCAGTCGTCGTCTGGGTCTCTGGATTCCGCTGGGCAGGTGAAGGTCACGGTAGAACGCTTCGGTGACACCTCGCAGAAGGATTCGATGTTCCAAGATTACGACCTGAAGTGCGAGGACCATGTACGTGGGGCCTTCCGTATGCCTGCCATTTTCTTGGGCAAGGCGCAGGATTACAACTTCGCCACGGCCTTGACGGCGGTGATGGTGACCGAGGCGCAGGTGTTCGCACCCGAGCGCATGGAGTTCGATGAACGGATAAATCACACCATCGTGCGGGCGCTGGGTGCGGTGAAGTACAAGTTCAAGTCCCTGCCGATTACGCTGAAGAACGCTGATCTGCAATTGAAGGCCCTGCCCATCGCGGCCCCGAAGATCGATGGTCAAGACTTGATCGACACGATCAACAAGATCACCGGCCTATCCCTCAGCTTCAGTGCGACGGCAGAGAAGGCCAGTACCGCACTCAACATGGCGCAGGCAGCAAAGTCAGCAGCGCAGGCGCAATCGGGGGGCTTTCCACCCGGCAAGGGAGGTGATCCGGCAGCCGCAGGCAGTGGGAAGCCCAACCCGTTTGCCCCCGGGTTGGGGGCTTCCTCAGATGGTGAGACCGCAGGCGGTATGGGTAGTGGCAGTGGCATGAGATCGGTGGCCCTGAAGTCAGACCTATCCAGCAACGACATCGTGCTGCTGGCGGGCGAGTGGGCCAACGCCATCGGCCTTGCGGATGGCCCCCGGCTGGACAAGGACATGCGCCGCGCCATCGTCACCAAGGTCGAGTCCTTGCCCAGTGAGCAGCGCAAGCTTTTCAACTCCGTGGTGGCCAGCGCCACCTTCACCCGATCTTCGTTCGATCAAGAGGGCCTGTCCGAGTTGGCAGGCTGCTGTGTGGGGTTGATGGACCACGCCCACTGACCATGGGCTACCGCATTTCGTGCACAGCCTGAGTGGTCAATGGCAGTAGACCTCAAAGCCTACCTCGCGCTGGAGGCATCACTTTCCACCCGGGTGGGCGCGGCATGGGGCAAGGTCTCGGAAGGGGCCTTGCCCTCGATCTATTCACACCTGCAACGCAATGATGTGTTGGGGGCGACCCGGCTGGTGGACGATCTTGATCTCTCATCCATCATCCGCGAGTGCCGCGATTACGTGCGTTACGTGTCCTATGCCTCAATGCTGTTCGGGGCTTCGCGCCTGAATCCCAAGGTGGATGAGGCCAAGGTAATTGGCAGTGGCAAGTTGGCTCCCATGGTGGCCCGGGTGACGGCGAGCTTCGCCAATGCACTCACTACGTCCGTGGGCGACATGGTGAAGGCTCACCTGTACGGCATCATTCAAGACCATGATCTGTCGCTGCCCTACACGAACTTTGCCCACAGCGAAGGAAACACGGTACTGAAGGCTGAAGTCAGCAGTTTGCTGAAGCCTTTTGTGGAGTTCAAGAACCCGGTGAATGATGAGGCACAACGGCTGATTCAGATCATCAGTGGGCTGCACACGTCGCGCCTTGCGGCCTACGGGTTCACCGAAGAGGCTGAGTTGTTGGGCGTCACCGAGTACCAGATCACCGAGCAACTGGACAATCGCATCTGCCCAGTATGTGAAGCCATGCACGGCAAGACGTTCAAGGTGCGCGATGCTCGCGGCCTGTTGGATCGTGTGCTGAACACTGATGACCCCGAGGAGTTGAGCAACCTGCAACCATGGCCAGCGCAGGACAAGGCTTCGGTTGAGCAGTTGCGCGGTATGGACCCTGAGGACATCGTGGCAGCCGGGTGGCACATCCCTCCCTACCATCCCTACTGCCGGGGGCAATTGGTCAAGGTGGGTGAGGTGCCAGCCATCGAAGACACGTCGAGTTATCAGGCTGCCTTCTTCCCTGAGGACTACGTGGGTCCAGAGGTGGCCATCGATCCCACCTCTTTCGACAGTCTGGGCATCAGTGTTACGGATGAGGAAGCCGCCCAGTGGGCAGCCATCATCGGCGTGCCTCCCGAAGAAGTGTTGGCGCAACTCACTGGGATGACTCCACAGGAGATGGCTGATGCTGCTTATGATCCGGTGAGCGACAACACTGAATCTGAGAAGTTTGGCTTGACGATGGAGGTGCTTGCCAACGGCACCG